GAGCAACTGCCTGATCTGGCCTACCAGTATGTGATGTATGGTCGGGTAACGCTTACCTTCGGTGTGCTGTGCGGCATCGCCATGCTTGCCTTCACAGTCTATTACGCCAACAGAATAGCTAAAAGAGCCGAGGACGAAGGACAAGATCATGTCTTGGTGTGGATTGCAGCAGCAATCTCTCTAACAATCTTTGGTGTACCAACAACAGTTGCCTTGCCTGAGTTCTTCATGGTCTGGTTCGCCCCGAAAATCTGGTTGTTACAAGAAATTGCGAAGGTGCTGAAATGACTTTCGATGAGTGGCTTGAAACCGCCAACACTGATCGTATAACTCTAAGGGATGCATGGCAAGCAAGCCGCAAACAGGCGTTTATAGAGGCGGCAGGAGTATGTGATGACTTTGAGGCGTTTGCAGTTAAGGCGGACATCCTCGCCCTTGTGGAGAAAGAACATGACTGACATTATCGAAAGACTGCGCTCACCGGCTGTCGTGTTTTACGAGTACGCTGCAGATGACGGTGCGTTGCTTAAAGAAGCCGCTGATGAGATTGAACGCCTCCGTGAAGAACTAGCGAAAGCGCAGAAGGATGCGGAGAAGTGGCAGCAGCATGTAGCAAGACAACGCGCACCTGCCCATAGTTGTGACATTGAAGGTTGCGCTGTGTGCGACCCGACCTACGGATTGTGAGGAATCGAAATGAAAGACCAAGTAACTTTAACCAAGGAGAAACAAATGAACAGTCAAGCAGAAACTATCACTATCAATGGCGTTGATTATGTGCGTGCAGATCAAGCCAAACATATCATCGGGAATCGCCAAGTTGTTGTCGTGGATCGTGGTTGGATTTTCGCCGGAGATATGGAGCGCGTTGACGGACGTATCAAGCTGACCCGCGCACTCCACGTTTTCAAGTGGGAATCCATCGGCTTTGCAAAGATGGTAGAAACCGCCAAAGCAGACCTGCGCCCGATTGCTGATGTTGACATTCCAGCAGACTCCGAAATCTTCTCTATTCCGGTAGAAGAATCATGGGGGCTGTAACGGAGTTTAGACCTGTCGGCTACGGCGACGGCAACGGCAACGGCAGCGGCTACGGCAACGGCAGCGGCTACGGCGACGGCGACGGCAACGGCTACGGCAACGGCAGCGGCTACGGCAACGGCGACGGCAACGGCTACGGCGACGGCTACGGCTACGGCAACGGCGACGGCAACGGCTACGGCGACGGCGACGGCTACGGCTACGGCACTATCAGAAAGAACAACCGGAGGCGTAGATCATGACCACCAAAGACCAAGAGCCAGTAGCGTGGGAATGTGTAAACCGAGTAGATAAGACTGTCTACCTGACACGCCAACCGATTACGTCAGAGTTTGCTGACACACTTTGGAAATGCACCCCGCTCTACGCCCACCCCACAGACCTCGTTGCCGAGAACGGAACATGGACATGGGGAAAGAATGAAAAAGACGGGGAGTTTTTCATCGAATCATCCGATTTCACCCATGATGTGCGCTTGTATCTCAACGGAGACTTTGCGGATGAACAGCAGAAGATTATGTACCTGACCGAGATTGCCAAACGGCTTAACCTCAACGGAGTATGAAATGACCAAGCGAATCGTTCTTAACCGTGTACTGACGCGCGAGATTGGAAGGCCGGTTAGAACAGGATCGAGCAGGTACAACAGACAACGCACCTTGAGGATATTCACTAGCTGCCGGTACAGAGGCGGCGTGTGGCTGACCAGAGAGGTAAGGCGCAGCATGATGGAGGATTTGAAATGACCACCAGAGAGGTATTGATTGAGGCGGCACAGGCTGTGCGCTACATACTGGATACTGACACGCCAGATCACGACAACAGAAAGTTGGAGGTTCGCATAGCCCAAGCAGTCATTGACTGCGTAAAACAAGAAGCCCTCGTTGCCGAGAAGGATGCTGAGCTTGAACGGCTGCGCGCTGAGATTGCCAAACTTACCAAGTGCATTGAACGGATGCGTGTTGCAGGTGGTTCACAAGAGTTCCACGCGGCGTTTGAACTAGCGAAGGATGCAATTGCGCCAAACAGCGACCATCACGGAGAGGATTGGACACAACGAGATTCGGAGTATTTGTAATGAACTGTTCAAACTGGCCTAGCGCCTACGAAGTATGGGTACAACGCAGTGACACTAATCACGGATGGCGGCGGTATAGCATTTATGAATCTTATGAGCAGGCGGAAGCCACGGTAAAACGTGTCGAAGGTGCGCCGCTGGAATTGAAGATTGTTCCGCTGTATGTCGCAGCACCTGACCAAACAGACGCCCTCGTTGCAGCCACATACATGGCGGCAGCGGATGTGTGTGAAAAAGCAATGCCACTTCATGCAACCGCTACGGGGGTATATGTTTCAGAAAAAATCCGCGCTCTCACCCCTGCTGATGCGCTGGCAAAGCTCAGGGAGTTGATGCTGGAGGTGGCGACACGGGCAGCGTTTGATGCGGTACTAAAAGGCGGCAGATCGATGGATGACCTTGAAGCCATAGTAGACGAGGTGCTTGGGAAACGTAAAGCCAAATGACCGGAAACGTAAAGGGGTTCTGCATGGCAATCATTAGAGAGAGCAAAAGTCTTGAAGTGGATGGGTGTGTGGAGAAACGTAAAGCCAGCGAATAGGAAACGTAAACATGAAACCTAACGTGCGCCGCCCAATGTGGCGGATGCGGGTAGTCAAGTCCCGCAAGGGTAAAGGTAGTTTTAAACGAAAGGAAAAATATGAAACGGCAGACAAAGGCTGAAGTCAGGTACGAACGGCAGGTCAAGGAGTGGCTATATGCACAGCATAATGTGGAGGAGGCCTTGCTTACCTTGGACTATATGGATCAGCTAATCCGTGATCGGGATGCCGCTGTACGCCACGCGAATTTTGTCTCTGACCTAGGGCTTCGATACAAAAAGACTAGGGACATCTATAAGGCGGTTCTCAGGGCGTGCAAGGCCGTGGGTACGCCTGAACTGGTGCCCCGTGTGGTGAAGGAAGTACGCCGCATAGTATGGGCAAAGAACATCGATTGAAAGGAGGAGGGTTATGTGCGACAGTCGATTTAGCGTACTGGTGTTTCTGGCCTACTGCCTGCTGTGTACTATCGTAGGTGCGCTTGCCATGTGGCTTGCGCTGAGCGGTACGCATACGTGCAGTGTAGAGGTTCAGCATACCGATCATGTGGCCGTTTACATTACCGAGTGCAAGATATAGACTAGCAATTCGGCCTCACCTTTATTGCGAAAGCAGCCCAAGATATTGTGATGATTATCTTAAACCGAGGTGGGGCCGATTCTACTTGGGGAGGTAGTGTGGAAGGTACGATCAAAGTTAATAACGTCTTGATGCCGATGATGCCGTACGGCTGTCACTCGGACAATTCCCCCGACAGATTCAAAGAACCCCTGCTCACCAATGGCCGCGTGGTATGGCCGCACCGCATGAGTACGCAGTGCAGGTACGATGGGCGCGAGCGCGACCAGCGATGCGCCGAGTGCGAGCATGTGTGGGATACCGCGTACGTCGAAACCCTTATCTAGGAGCCTTTATGGAGAAACTGGCAACAATCATCCCGCAGGATAGATGGTGGCGCAGAGGGGAGTGCGTAGTGCGTATTCTCAGTCGCGGCCATTACCCTGACACCGCATGGGTACGTCTGCCCAACGATGTAGAAACCGAGGTCTACATCAGCGATCTTGAGAACCCGCCTCCTCTACCCGTTAACGGACAGTGATCATGAACATTCTTGAAGAAGCCCAAAGCATTATCTATGGTGACCGCGAGCAGACGTACGGCCACCCCGCCAAGAACATCAACCACATCGCCGCGCAGTGGACGCTATACCTCCACCAGCGCCACGGCATAGTAGTGACACTTACTGCCGAGGACGTGTGCTGGATGATGGTAGACCTTAAGAAAACCCGCCAGATGAACGCACAGAAGCGGGATAACGTAGTGGATGGCGCAGGCTATCTAGCCCTTATCGAACGTATTGGAGAACACAATGGAACTGCTGACACTTGATTTCGAAACATTCTATTCCAAGGACTACACGCTCAAGAAACTGACCACCGAGGGGTACATCCGCGACTCGCGCTTCAAGGCGCACGGCTGTGGGTTTAAGTGGAATGAGGAGGGTAGTTTCTGGGTCTCCGGCAAGGACTTGCCCGCCTTCTTTGAGGCAAACCGCACGCGTATCGAACAGGCTGCTGTACTGGCCCACCACGCGCATTTTGACGGGCTCATCCTGTCGCATCATTACGGCATTGTGCCCAAGGCCTACTTCGACACCCTGAGCATGGGACGGGTACTGCACGGCCACGACGTTGGCGGCTCACTGGCTAAGCTGGTGGCGCACTACAAACTGCGCCGCAAGATGTCGGAGCGGCTAGTTGCTACAATGGGTATCGAGGAACTTGGCCCTGATCTGGAGACGGCGCTGGCCGAATACTGCTTGGGTGACGTGGATAACACCTACGACCTGTGCCAGATTTTCCTGCCGCAGTTCAAGCGTACCGAGCTGAAGTTCATCGACATCACCGTCAAGATGTTCACGCGCCCGCTGCTTACACTGGATACCGCCCTGCTGGAAGAAGCTGAGCGCCGTCTTGCCGAAGATATTGACGGGCTGCTGCGCGAAGCAGGGGTGGACAACAAGGAGGTGCTGCGGAGCGATGCCAAGTTTGCCGAACTGCTTGGCGCGTACATCGGCCCTGAGAACGTCCCGACCAAGATCAGCAAGACGACGGGGTTGCCCGCATACGCGTTCGCCAAGACGGACAAGGCGTTCACCGATCTTGTGGATAGTGGCGACCCCACGGTAGCTGCACTGGTGCTGGCACGGCTTAGCACCAAGACCAGTATCATGGTCTCCCGCACTGCGCGTATGTCCGCTATGGCGAAGCGCGGCCCCGCGCCCGTCTACATCAAGTACGCAGGCGCTGTGCAGACGCACCGCACGTCAGGCGGCGACAAGATGAACTGGCAGAACCTCAGCAAGGGTAGTGTCCTGCGTAAGGCCGTCATGGCTCCGGAAGGCTACGTGCTGGGGGTGTGCGATAGCTCCAACATCGAGTCACGCGTACTGGATACGCTGGCAGGGCAGATGGACGCTGTGCAGCGCTACCGCGACAGGCAAGACCCCTATACGCACTTGGCATCCAAAATCTACCACCGCGTCATCACCAAGGAGGACGCCGATGAGCGCCAGTTGGGCAAGGTGGCTAAGTTGGGGCTGGGGTTCGGCATGGGGGCGAAGAAGTTTAAGGTCACGGCTCAGAACTGGGGCATCAACATTGACGACGAGATGGCGTTCAATACGGTGGAGACCTACCGCAATACCCACGGCAAGGTAGTCGAGCTGTGGAACAGGGCAGGGTTCGCCATCGAGGCCATGTCGAAGGGTATGCGCGTGAATGTCGATTCGGCGGGTCTAGTTGTCACGGATGTTCAGTCCCTGATCCTGCCGAATGGCCTGCGCCTGCGCTATCCGCAGTTGCGCCGAGGGCGTGACGGGTGGGAGTTTTTCAACGGGAAATTCTGGACAAAAATCTACGGCGGTAAGCTGGTAGAAAATATCGTTCAGGCACTTGCGCGGATCATTGTTTCGGAGCAAACTGTCCTTATCGCGCGTGAACTTCCCGTCGTAATGTTCGCGCATGACGAAGCTGTGACCCTAATGCCGGAGGCAACGGCTGATGCAGGGCTCAGTTACATGCTGGAATGTATGCGTACACCACCTGAGTGGTGGCCGACTGTTCCTATTGGTGCTGAAGCGGGGTATGCTGTACGTTACAGTGACGCCAAAAAATAGGAGGTTGTTATGCCGTCTAGCTCAAACTACGTGCGTGATTACGCGCAGGAGTACAAAACGTCCAAGAAACGTGGGGAGGGCAAAGGCAACGCCCTCCGCCATAAGGCTCGCCGCAAGGCGGTCAAACTTGGCATGGTAAAGCCCGGCGATGGTAAGGATGTTGATCACAAGCAGGCGCTGAGCAAGGGGGGCAGTAACGACAAGTCGAATTGGCGCGTCACATCTGCCAGCGAGAACCGGAGCTTCCCGCGTAATAAACGCGGGGGCATGATAAGGAATACATGAAACAGCCTAACTGGTCGTTCTCCTCATTGGAGAAATTCAGGACGTGCCCCAAGCAGTTCTACCATGTACGGATTGCGAAAGATGTAGTTGAACCCCCCGGCGAGGCGGCAACGTGGGGCAGCAGGGTACACAAGGCCATCGAAGATTATCTACGCGATGGCAAGCCGTTGGAACCTGAGTTGTCGATGTATGAGAAGTACTGCCGTGGGTTGGCAGATATTAAGGCGGAGCAGTTTCTGATCGAGCATCCTATGTCGATCAACGCCAATATGTCGCCCTGTGAATGGGCGGCAGAAGATGTATGGTGCAGGGCGATTGCCGACGTGCTGGCCGTTAAAGGCGAACGTGCGCTGGTATGGGATCACAAGACCGGAAAGAAGAAACCCTCCGATCAGTTGGCCCTGAACGCCCTGCTGGTGTTCATCCATTACCCTGAAGTCGAGGAAGTAAAGTCGGTATTCTACTGGCTGAAGATCGATGACTATACGGAGGAGACGTTCTTCCGGACGGAGATTCCGCAGTTGTGGCAGCGCTTCCTGCCGGACTTGCAGCAGTACAACAAGGCGCATGAGACGGGCGTATTCAATGCAAAACCGTCAGGCCTTTGCAACGGATGGTGTGCGGTAGAAAGCTGCCCGCACTGGCGTCCGAAGCGTAAGAAATAAAAAACCTCCGGTGCTGGAGAGACACCGGAGGCAACCCTTAGTTATAGGAGCCCATAGGAGATGAGCAAGGCAATTGTATTTACGAACGAAGCCGATGTAAAGCGGGAAGTCAAGAAAATCCTGAAAAAGCACGGCATCCACCCGTATGCAGCACCCATTGTAGAAGGCGCACGCGGCTACTACTTCATGCCGTCAGCCAATGCGTATGGCAGCAACGGCACCAGCGACTTCATCGTCAACGTCAAAGGGCACTTCGTAGCCATCGAGACGAAGTTCGGGCGTAACCAGCCTACCCCACTGCAACAGCGTTTTATAGACGCCACCAACCAGACAACGGGTATCGCCTGTGTAGTTAATGAGCTGTGCCTTGACCAGCTTGATCAGCTTTTGACCCACCACTTCGGGGGGCTGTGATGCAAGTCGTTACTGATCAACGTGCGCTATTGCTACGCGTCAGGCATCCTGATGCGGTAAAGCAGTTCATCCCCCGTAGCAAAGTCCTGCCTCCGGATATTCAGGCGCAGGTCGATGGGCACAACGTATCCGTGTACCACGGGCTGGAGGAGTTCAAGGTTCTTCGCAACCTGAACATCAAGGCTCCCAGTCCGATCATGTATTACTACGACTGGCCGGGCAAGTACACGCCGTTCGCCCACCAGAAGGAAACTTCCGCGTTCCTGACGCTGCACCATAGGGCGTTCGTGCTGAATGAGATGGGTACGTCCAAGACCGCATCCAACTTGTGGGCTGCCGACTTCCTGATGCAACAGGGTGCAATCCGCAAAGTGCTGGTGCTGTCGCCGCTGTCTACGCTGGAGCTGGTATGGCTCAATGAAATCTTCTCTGCCGTACCCCATCGTTCGGCGGTAGTCCTGCACGGCCCCGCAAAGAAGCGGTTTGAACTGCTGGCACAGGACGCAGACTTTTACATCATGAACCACGATGGCTTGAAGGTCACGGGGATGGTAGCCGAACTGGCGAAAAAGGCAGGGATCGACTTGATCATTGTCGATGAGGCCAGCGTATTCCGCAACGCAGGCACCAAGGCGTATAAGCTACTCAAGAGCCTGATCACCCCCCGTATGAGGCTCTGGCTGAACACGGGCACCCCCTGCCCGAACGCGCCGACTGACGCATGGGCACTGGCTCGACTGGTGTGCCCTGATCGGGTGCCGCAGTTCTTCGCTACCTACAAACGGCAGCTTATGTTTCAGGTGTCGCAGTACAAATGGAAGGCTAAGCCCGAAGCCTACGAACTGGCGTTCCAGTCCATGCAACCTGCGATCCGGTACAAGAAAAGCGAGTGCCTTGATCTGCCGCCAGTCATGTTTGAGAACCGCGAAGCCGAGTTGTCTGAAGAACAGAAGCATACCTATAAGGTGATGAAGTCCAAGATCATGTCGGCGCAGATTGACGGGGCGCAGATCACGGCGGTCAATGCTGCTGACCAGATCAACAAGCTGCGGCAAATCCTGTGCGGCGTAGTCAAGAACCCTGAGACAGGCGACTATCTGGAGATCGACCATAGCGCACGCACAAGGCTGCTGCTGGAGATTATCGAGGAGGCCAGCGCCAAGGTGCTGGTAGTCGTGCCGTTCAAGGGGATCATCGAGACGCTGGCAAAGGAAGTAGGCAAACACCACTCGGTTGCCGTGCTGAACGGGGACGTATCGCGTAACGAGCGCACCCGCATCGTCAATGAGTTCAAGACCCAGAAAGACCCGCATGTGCTGCTATGCCACCCCAAGGTTATGGCGCACGGGCTGAATCTGGTCGAGGCAGATACGATGGTGTTCTATGCCCCGATCTACTCCAACGACGAAGCGTTGCAGGTGGTAGAACGATTCAACCGCGCAGGCCAGACCCGCAAGATGACTGTCGTTAAGATCGGCGCTCACCCGCTGGAGTGGGGCATCTACGACACGCTGAACAGCCGCAAGACCGCGCAGGAGACCATTCTTGATCTGTACAAAAAAGAGTTGCAAACTTAACAAGTTTGTGTATAATACGTGTAAGTTTCACCCTTAGCCCACTATTAGGAGAATAATATGAGCATCGATCTTTCCAGCCACACTGTCGATAAGCTGGTGGCGACCTACATTCGGCTGCGCGATCAACGCGCCGAAGCTACCCGTGCCTATGAAGCCGAGGACAAAGAATTTTCTGCTGCCTTGGCCGACTTGTCTGCCGAACTGCTGCGCCGTGCCCAAGAGTCTGGCGTAGAGGGGTTCAAGACCGAACATGGCACCACCTACAAGAAGGTATCCGTCAAGGCGTCTATTGCCGATGACAACATTTTCTATAACTGGCTGCGCGATAACGATGCGGCGGCTGCGTTCCTTGAGCGCCGCGTCAAGTCGTCCTCTGTCGCCAGTTATATGGAAGAACACGAAGCTGCGCCGCCCGGCCTGAACGTGTTTAAAGAACTGACCATGCAGGTCAGGAAGTCTTAACCCCAACTAAGGAGCATATTGTGAGCGCACTTATTCCGTTTGAATCTGCTTCGGTTCCCGCCCACGTCCTCGCGGCGTTCGGTGGCGAGTCGAATATCCCGCAACGCGCATCTATCCCCAGCCTGACGTTCCGTGGCAAGGTGTGGCGCATTAACCTTGAGGGCGAGGAGACGCCCATCACCAAGGAAACCGAGGATGGTGTCGAGCCGGTTAGCACCGTCAGCGTTGTCATCCTGAACTTCAACCGCAACCGCAGCCGCGCGTATTACGAAGGCTCGTTTGAGGAAGGCAAGAGCCAAGCTCCGGCCTGTTGGTCTAGCGATGGCGTAGCCCCCGACAAGGGTGTGTCTGAGCCGTGTGCTGCTACCTGTGCCGCGTGCCCCAACTCCGTCAAGGGTAGTCGCGTAACCGACAACGGCAAGGCCGTCACCGCTTGTTCGCAGTTCCAGCGTCTGGTCGTGGTGCCGTCTACCAGCCTCAACTTTGAGCCGCTGCTGCTCCGTCTGCCGCAGACTTCTCTGTGGGATAAGGACAACGCAGCCAACGAGGCGCAAGGCTGGTACGCATGGAGTCAGTTCGTAGACTTCATCCGCGCACGCGGCGTCACCAACTCGGCTACCATTGCCGTCAAGGTGAAGTTCGACTCCCGCGTAGCCTACCCGAAGCTGTTGTTCAAGGCTGATCGGTATCTGGATGCGGACGAGCTGAACGTCACCCGCGATCTGTGGAAAAGCACGAAGGTGCTGGACTTGATCAATGGCGCGAACTTCGTTGGCCCGACCAGCGACACGCCTGCGATTGCCCAGCCGCAGAAGGGTAAGGTAACGCCCATCAACGCCGCCAAGCAGGCGAGTACTGTGGCGGTGCCGGAAACGTCTGATGAGGATGAAGCTGCCGGTACGTGGGGTGCAGCATCTGCATCTGCCCCCGTTGCTGAGCCGGAGCCCGCCCCTGTGGCAGCCCAAGCAGTTGAGGTTGGTAGCAAGCTCGGTGCCGCCCTGACTAGCTGGGATGACGCATAATTAACCAACAGGGGGCTTCGGCCCCCTACCTACCCTTCGGAGACCATAATGAGTAAAACTGTTGCCCGTCGAGGCCGTCCCCTGTCTCTCTATGATGAGACTACCCAACGCATCAATAACGCTGTTGCCCGCGATCCTGCCCAGCTTGGCCCCCGCCTTGGCCTGTGCGCTCGTCAGTGCGGACTGTCCGCCCGCGAAGTGGCTGGCCTTTTAGATGCTTCCCTTCCAACCGTATACCGCTGGTTCTTTGGCGAAAGCGAGCCGTCCCGTGCCTATCGTGGTCGTGCGCTGCGGATGCTGAAGATCATGGAGTGGGCCGTCAAGACCGGTCGTATCCCGATTCTCGGATATTCGCCGGAAGAAACTGTTTTAAATTATCGAGCCGTTTCAACCGATTACGCAAAAGCCAAAGATGCCCCTGTTGATGTAGGTTGAACTCCGCATTTTGCGGGTGTAATCTAGTTCTTTATCGATAAGGGGGCACTGTGGAAACGCTTGAATTTTTGCGGCGTGTCTGGCCGCAGGAGGGATATTATTGCATAGCTGTCCCACGAACCGGACTCATCAAGGGTGAGCAACGCTCTTGGTTTGACCACCATGTCTATGCAACTATCGAAGCCGCAGCGGCCAAGGCCTTGGAGTTGGATGCCCAAGGGGATGACGTGTACTACGCACTGTCGTCACTCAGTCAGCCAGAGTATTACGAGGAGACCAAGGCAGGCCGTAAGCGCAGGGTGCGTACAAAGCAGAACCTGCACCTGCTGGGCACTTTGTTCTTGGAAGTCGATGTCGGGGAAGGGAAGGACTACGCAACTGCTGAGGAAGCGCTCGATGCAGTAAAGCAGTTCGCCTACCAGATCGGCTGGCCGCTTCCAGAAGTCGTGTCCAGCGGGTACGGCCTCCATCTGTATTGGCGACTTGATCAGCCAATCGCCGCACGTATGCAAGACACCATCGCCGATCTGCTGAAGGTAGCCGCTGATACGGTAGGATTCCATCTGGATCGTCAGGCTTTGGACTGTGCGCGGGTGTTTCGGGTGGTCGGTACGCACAATTATAAGCGTGGCGGCAAAAAACCGGTGGAAATGGTACGCCCATCTAGGACACACTCTCCAAAAGCCCTGTATACGGCCCTCAAATCGTTTTGCGGGGAGCATGTAGCTAACACCCTTAGCCGCGCTGCGATCTCCAGTCCTAGCGCGACTGTGCAAGCCGGTTTTGAGGACAACCTCAAAAAATCACACGCCCCGTTGAATTTCGATGGTTTGCTCCGGTGTAAGCAGATTCGGGAGACTGTCGAGGAGAATGGCAACGTAGAATACGGTCAATGGTGGCACACGATTCAGGTTATCCGACTGTGTGACAACGGGCGGGAACGCGCTCATGAGATTTCGCAGCATGGGGAAAAATACAGCGCCGCCGATCTGGACAAGTACCTTGATAATTTTGAGGTCAACGACATCGGCCCTACCCTGTGTTCCACGTTTGCGGCAAAGAGCCCCGGCAAATGTGACGGCTGCCCATTCCGAGGTGACATCACATCTCCGGCGAAGCTGGGCAGGGTAGCGGTAGAAGCTGCCCCTCCCGTAGTCAAGTTCAACGGCAAGGAACATGTGATCCCCGTAGCGGCAGAACACATTGAGATTCCCAACCCGCCGTTCCCGTATGTACGTCGTGAAGGTGGTGGCATTGTCATCAGATCGTCCAGACAGGATGGCGATGGTGAGGTGGTGCAGGAGGAGGAAGTAATCTTCGACTACGACATCTTTCCGGTCAAGCGTATGCACCATACAGGTCAGCAGGTAGAGACGACCCTGTGGCATATCGAGATTCCAACGGACGGCAAGAAGGAAGTGGAGATCGCGGCTGCCGATCTATACGACAAGCGGGCGTTTTCCAAGGCCATTACGGCTAAGGGGGTTTATCCATCTACGGGTGGTATTGAGGCATTGAGGTCATTTATGGTTGCTTACATCAGGTTGCTGCAACAGCGTGCCAAGGCGGAGCGGAAGTACCACACCCTTGGCTGGCAGGAGGACGGCTCGTTCGTGCTGGGGGATCGCGTGTACGCCAAGGACAGCATCCAGCACTGCGACATAGTAGACACACCCCCCATCGACCAGATCAAGACCAAGGGGCGGATCGAGGCATGGTGCGACGTGCTTGACCTGTACAACCACGATGCGTTTGTGGCACACCAGTTTGCGTTCTTTGCTGGGGCGGGGTCTATATTCACCCCCCTGTCGAACTACGAAGGTGCGTCCATTTGGTTGCACGGGCACTCCGGCGCATCCAAGACTTCTATCCAGTACCTGATCAATTCTGTGTATGGTACGCCCAAGGGCATGATCCTGAGCGGTGATCCGGCCATGTCCACCTACAACGCCAAGATCACCCATATCGCCACTTTGAAGAACCTGCCTACCACGCTGGACGAGGCTACCCGTATGTCACGGGAGGAACTGGAGACGTTCAGCTATACCTTCACCCAAGGGCAGAACAAGGCTCGTCTGAACCCTGACGGCACGATGAAGCAAGACCCGCGCAAATGGAAGGCCATCTGCGTACTGTCGGCGAACGAGGGCGCTTACGACAAGCTGGCTAGTAGCCAAGGCAATAGTAACGCCAAGGCGCTACGTATCATGGAGCTGTACGTTCCCGTGACCCACGTTTATACCAAGCATGACTTCGATGAACGGTATCAGGCGCTGTGGGAAAACTACGGACTGGCAGGCCACCTGATCGTGAACTGGGCGGTCAACCACTACGAAGAATTGCAAGCCATGACGCAGGCGTTCAAGGTGCAGTTTGAGCGTGACGCCGCCATATCGGCAGAGGAGCGGTATTGGTCGCTGCTGGCAGTAGCAGCCATGACAGCCTTCACCATCATGAAACAGCTTGGCCTGCATGGTATGCGTATGGAGCCGATGTACGACTACATCGTATCGCGTGCCGGAGTTAACCGTAGTACGGTGCAGACCAACCAGTTTACGGCGAAGGATATGCTGTCCGAATACATCAACGCGCACACCACGCAGATGCTGGTCACACAGGAGCCGCTGGAGGGCTTCGCAGGCCAAGGGCCGATTGTCAGCGTCATGCCTCGCGGCGAGTTGCAGATGCGGATGGACATGACTACCCAACGGCTTTATATGGCGAAGGCTCCGTTCCGCGACTGGTGTACAAAACGTGGCATGTCGGCTACCAACGCCATCACGGAACTGTTCACTGCGGGGGTCATCACAGACCGCAACACCCGCCGTGCGCTGGGACAGGGTACGCAGTTCGCTACTGGTGCTGTGGCTTGCGTGGAAGTAGACATGACGAAGCTGGTGGAAGGTGCGGTGTCCATCACCAAACTGGTGGAGGAGGCCAAGCATGACAGTCTTCCGGCGCATTAATTTCGGCCCCAGAAAGTGTAGTAGGTGCGGCGAGCGTGCCTACGATGGGGAGTTTCTGGTTTTTAACGGCGGGCTCAATCGTAGATGGGTCTGCCACACATGTGGAGGCAAAAATGCTGGCGAAAATGGAAGTAGAACTTCTGGATGTTATGGGTTCGGACTTGACGGTAGTAAATGCGGCGCGGGTTTCGATGGCTAAGGAATCCGAGTGGGATGAGTATGCCGTAGTCGAGTGCGCGGACTGCTTCGGGGCTGGGTGCCAGCACTGCGGCGGTGATGGCGAGGTGATCATTCGGGAACTGAAGGCTGGAGACAGGAAGCTGATCAGCTACTTGGCTGAGCATAAACACTGGAGCCCGTTTGCCCACCCGCAACTGTCCTTCCGTATCAAAGCCCCTATTGCTATTGCCAGACAGCTCGGCAAGCATCAGGTAGGCCTGACGTGGAATGAGATTAGCCGCAGATACGTGGATAGCCCCCCTGAGTACTACCTGCCGGATATATTCCGGAAGCGGGCGGACAACGTGAAACAGGGTAGCTCGCCTGAGCCTGTCGAACACAACGAAGACCTGAAGCATGAGTTTGCCAACTTCCTGAACATCGTGAATGGCTATTACTTGCAGATGATCGAGGACGGGGTATGCCCAGAGCAGGCCAGATTCATCCTGCCTCAAAACATGATGACCGAGTGGATATGGACGGGATCGTTGTACGCGTTTGCTAGGGTAGTTGCCCTGCGGTTGGATAATCACGCGCAGGCGGAGTGCAGGGAGATTGCAGGTGTGCTGGCAGAGGAATGCGCCAGACACTTCCCTGTATCGTGGGTAGCCATCCAGTCTAACGCCTAACAAAAACCCGGCTTTCGCCGGGTTTTCTACTTCTTCTTACCGCCACCCTTCTTCTTACAAGCCACGGGATCACCCTCCTTTCTGCTGACATTTACGACAAGTCGCCCCTTCGCAGGGACAGTAAGGTTTCCCACATTTCGGGCAGGTAGGTGCGCTCATGCCAACCACCAATAGATCATCCACCAAGCAGTGAACGCCCAGCCAATCCCATTCCATGTGGCTTTAGTGCTAATTTCCGCGCAGATTAGTCCAACCATAGCGTTGTAACCCCTCAAGCATAGCCGGTCCGACCGGATCACCATTTGCCAGTGCGCCAGCACCATACCCAAGCGCACCACCCACACTCGGCGCAACAGCGAGTCCAGCCGCGCCAAGCCCCATACCCAACCGCGCAGCCTTGGCTGCCTGTGCAGCACGCCATTGACCAGCCGCCTGACCGGCAGGAGATGCTACAGGCTTAGGGGCAGCAGTCGCTGCGGGTGTGTGGCTCTGGAAGCCAGCGCGTTCCAGTTCGGCAATAGCCGGGTTCTTAACGGGGTCCATCAGGCGGTGCGTGGCACCCTGATTTTGCAGCACATCAATACCTTGCGGGGGGATCATTCCGGCCATGTTACTTCTCCTTTTGGTTCACCGCATCTACCAGCCCATTGTGGCGGGTAGCGCATAGATTATACTCAGAAGCCCAGCGCAGCAGAGTAGAAACAAGCATAGTGCCAGTAGTTCCTTCATGCTCACTTAGCGGGTCGCACTTCGTCAGCAGGTTTTGCTGGATCGGCGGCACCACCTCTGGCTGCTTTGTTAATAAGCTGCACCCCGGAAGCATCAAGGCAATGCTGAGAATAAACGGGACGGTCAATAATCTTGAGCTTTTCACGTTCGATTGTACGTTCATTTGCACGCAACTCCTTCAGTCGTTCCTCGACTACCGCTGCTACGCGGCCTTCTTCCGCCCGCACGGCGTTAATCATTTCAACCCGTGCTTCCTGCGCTGCCAGCTCGGCCTCTGCTACAAACGCGCCTTTGGTACGCCAGCCGAGGCTGAAACACACGACAGCGAATGCGATGACGGCCAATAGCCTGATAACCAGCGGGTTCATTGTTCGTCCTTCTTCGGAGCCTTGTACTCTACGATGCGCTTGCTGACTTCGTAGCCACCTACTGACACCAAGAATACACCAAGCAGTTCCGCACCGATAGTGTCGGCCTGACGCCAGACGACGTAGGTTGCCAGAGCGAATGCAATGTTGGTCCACACCTTCGACATGCTTGGCCGTCCACGGCTATAGAATAGAAACTTCATAGAGAACCCCCTTCGGTTAGTCCCGTTCATCTTCATCCTGCCACGGCTCAACATCGTCTGAAATAATCACCAGACCCCAGATGATAAACATGACGCACACACATGCGCCTATAAGCAACCAGTCGTTCATGGTAAAAAGAACCTCCGTCCAGAGCCGGGTTTGCGGCTTGACCAGTGCGACCAGCGCGGCGTAGCCGACTTGTGTTCAAACCACAGCCCGCTGCTGTTCAACATTGCGTAATTGCGATACAGCCACTCGTCGATCTTGTTGTCTGGGTCGTAGATGTCAACAGCCATGCCTTGCTTGTGGGCGCTGTTTGGTGCGCCAATGGGGCAGTTCTGCGGGCGGAAGCCGCCAAGGGTTTCACCACCTACGATAGAGCCGGTGATCGGGTTGATCTTGAACTCTACGCCGTCAGCTACCATCACTTCGATCAGCGCGTTACATGTGGCAACAAGCTGTTCGATGTTGTTCTCTTGGGCAGGCGTGACATGCCCTGCCCACTTACCGATGACCTGTTCTTTAGTCAGGAACATGTTTCTACAACGACGGTACGTATACCGCGCGAGTTGCTTGGGAGCCGGTGAATTCGCCAGCGTTGTTTTCCCAGTTTGTGTCGGACGCCTCAAGAATGACAATGGCTGCGTCTGCTTTGACTTGGCTGGAACATGCGATTACGTCGGTGACGACACTGATAGGGTCGCCGAGCTTGTTGTGCAACGTGGTAGTTACGTAGAGCTTGCCCATGTCATTTCTCCAGATGTTGAAGTGCTGTGGCTATGCTGCTGTCTTCCCAATCATTGATACGCGGTTCTTCGTCGGGGTCGGGGCGATCACACTTACAGATTTCACCGTTTTCCGGCATGTATGCTGTCTTGCACAGGGGGCATTTCACAATCTTGCTCAAGACAGATTCGCGTGTCATTTCCCTGCTCCGGCGATCCATGCTGCCAGCTTCACCTGAACCCCGACTATGATTAAGCCGAGGATTAGAACCATCGAGAACCAGATGCCTTTGCGGATGGCTTCTTCACGGATACCTTGCCAGAACTTGGCCTCGGACTCGGCAGCCTTGATCTTGGCTTCGTGATACCGGCGATGGCCGGACACATCCACCTCGCCATCTACAATAGGGAACGCAGTGTTCAGGTGGCTCACCTGCTTGATGATGGTGTCAAGCTGCTGCTCGATGTGGCTGAACTGTCTTCGTTCTGGGCCTGAGTAGTCAGGGTTTTCCATCGACATGTTGCGTCCTTTCGGTTCTTGATTTTATTGGATTGTACCAAAATCAACAGCAAAACTATGCTACTTTTGTACAGTACAACTCAGAACCGGATCGTAATGACACCGCGCTTCCTGATGTAGTACTACTTTTGGCACGAAGTTGGAAATCACCTGCGGTGCTACTGGTTATAATCCGCGCTCTGTACCAGATTCCATAATCAGTGTTGTATGTAGCTGCCGCCGTACAAAAATGCGCAGTTTCTGTAGCCAACTCAAAAACGGTAGTGCTACCTCCAGTCCCGTTATAGTGAACTATCTGCTCAGACTTATACGTAGCCCCGCTCGGCAAAGTACAAGATACAGCAATCTGATATCCTCCAGATATGTTATCCTGCCACGTCAAAAACCCCTCAATCAGATACGTAGAATTTGCATCTAGCGCGATGGTGGGCATATTGGTGACGGACATGAACGAAGTCGTGTTAATCGTCTGTCCTGCGGACATAGACACTCGCGTAGTGCCACCGCCACTTCCACCGCCTGTTGCCTCTACCACGATGTACACGTTCAGATCAGCAGCACCTACACCAGCGCTGGTCACGTCGATGGTCAGGTAGTCGCTGGGTGTGAGTGCACTGGTAATACTGACAAGGCTGGACAGGTGGCTGCTGGCTGCGATGGTCGGGTACGTGCCGCTGAAGATGCTGGTGCCGTTCTTCTTCACGTCGATGACCACAGAACCGCTAGAGCTTGTCGTGCCCAGCGAGATGTACACGCCCGTGATGTTAGTGCTGGTCGGGTGGTAATAGCGATACGTGCCGGTAGACGTAGTGACGGGGCCAGCGAAGCTGGACATGATCGGGTCTGACCCACCGTTGTAAGTGACAGGGATGGAGTCGCCAGACGGTAACTGCTGCACCTGCCCGCCGATGATTACCAGTGGTTTCTGAACGGCCATTAGCCCCACCTCTGCGTCATGACTACGACTGTCGTACCGCCGCCGCTTTCGATAAGCTCAACCAGTCCCTGCTGCGGATCGTAGTAATAGTCACGGTCAGCGTAGTTGATGTCTTCGATCACAGGTACTTCGGTGTATGTAGCTACGTTTTGTCCTGACAACTCTACGGCACGAATACCGGGGACTACGTGGGTAGAACGGTATCTGAAGTTGCCGTCCTCGTAGACCGTAGCCCCGAACAACTGGTGCGTGCCTTCGTATGCCTGTACCGTGACCCGCAAAGCCTCACACCAGTTGGATTCTTCATACGTAACGAGCACGTCGAACCACTGCGGGAACGTACGGAACGCCGTACTTCCCACGCTAACAGTGAACAGGTTTTGCGGTAGATACCTCATACCGCGATATTTGCTACCGCCCTGACCTGTCCAGCAGCCGTGATCTTGATGTTGGTACTGGTCTCACCACCGCTGCTGGTCGTGATGGTCTTAGTCGTAGTGTCGTCCGAGAACGTACAGTTGGGCGAGTCGAACACCACCTGAACATCAGTAGCAATGCGCGAACCAGACGCATTGTACGCCGACAGGTTGAACGATGAATTGATGACCGTCCCGCTGTAGTTATAACTGCTGGATGCGAACGTCAGAGTGATCGTGGTAGCTACAGTCGGACTATACAAGCGAATCCCTGCCCCTATACCTCCTGCATCCATCACCCAAATCCGCCCCTCCATATCAACGCCGAAGGCTCCAGTGGTACTCGCCGTAGATACAGACGAACTTGCGATATTATAGGGGATTGTCACTCCCTCGGAGTATCCATTAGTGTCGTCGAAAGTGTATAGCGTCGCTCCGCTAAACGTCATAACAGCGAGGGTTGTCCAGTCATCTTTGATCGGGAATACATTACGTATATGCCCGTGGGCTGTGCCTATGGCAATAGTTTCTTTGTAAACCAATGTAGTGGGGGTGCCTACCGTAATCTTAAATCCGTACATCTTCAGATTAGAAGTGGTTTCGGTGGTGGTGCTTCCTGTCTCATATAAAGCAAAGTACACGTAGTCGTCAGTGGTAGTATGTACGATCCACGTTCTCAAAGTGTGAGCAAAACTTGATTTTGCTGCTGCCGAAAATACAGCATCTGAATCCAACCCCCAGTCTATGGTGCAATTACCAATAGATTGCGTTAGTCCACTCTCGCTGTATTGCTGGTATTTAACCGTATAGTAAGGAGCTGTTCCATTAGCCGTGGCAATGTATGAATACTTGCTATCAGAGGTATGTGCGTAACTGTGACTCGGAAACAGTTTCGGGAAAGTCGAGCTTATCCCGGTAGACGCATTTATAACCGTGGTCGTAAGCCCAGATTTAGCCACCGCTAGAATACCAATCCTAGAGGCGTCCCCGCTAACTAGCCTACCAACCCCAATAAACCAGTATGTTGCATTCTCTGAAAGTAGCGTCGAGCGATACACATATCCAGTACTATCAGAATAAATAGACGTACCGGCCCCCGGAGTGGCGGGCCATTTCCACATTGAATTTGTCACGGGTACGTTAGTACTACCCGAGTTCATTAACCCTAACATGAATGATTGGCTAGCATCCCAACCCACGGGAACAAAACCAAAGAATACTGAGGTACCAAGATTGTATCTCGCTGTGTATCTACCAGTAAGATCAGTCTGTATATAGTAGGTGTTGTTATTACTGGTATTCCACCCATCGGGAGCGCCAGACATAAAATACTTGCTTGTTGAAGACTCTATAAACGAATGGTTAGCCACAAGACCACCGGGGTCAGCTAGCGTTGAATCATACCAAGACTGAAAATCGGCAGCCGTGTTAATGGGGAGGCAGCAGAATCTGGCGGGTCGTAAAGCTGCGTGCGCGTAGGCTTGCGACGCTCCACAGGTAACCCCGAAAACTGGGGTTAGCGTATCTTTTGTGTATGCCTGCGTTCCGAGGTAGATATACGAATCGTCCTCGACCATGTTAATGATCCCCAACGGAGCATTTTGCGTGGTAATCAGTGCCATATCAAGCCTCTACTTTTTCCCAAGTGATTGGGGTGTCATTCACCAGCCGCCAATAGGTATTATCTCTGTGCTGAAAACAGAGATTGCCGACTTCTTCCGGCAGCACACAGGTAATGCGCGCACGCTCGTTTTCAGTCGGCAACTCCCAAGATACAAATCCTTCAGGCATGATTACGACAGCAGTACGCCGTTGTGGTCTAGTGTGATTTCCAGTTCGGTAGTGCTGATAGCAATACCGATCTTGACCACGTAGTTGCCGGAACCTGTCGGAGCGGTGGTAGTCAGCAGACCAGCCGATGTGGACAGATAGTACAGTGAACCGGCAGTCAGCGTGGTGGAGCCAGCAACATCGGTCCAGTCGGCAGAAGCCAGGATACCGTCAGTCTGAATAAAGCCGGAGCCAGCAGCGGCGATGGAAGCGTCCTTCACCAGACCCAGCACTTGGCGAGTACCGGCAGCGCCAGCAGAAGCCTTGTTCACGGAACCAGCAGCAGACACGTACACCGGCATACCGATGGTGATTGCGCCAGCGTTGGCGTTGGTCATCGCTACGACATCAACTTCGCTGGAAGCTGCTGACAGGGTGTCGCCAGACGGGATTTGCTGAACCTGACCATTGATGATTACGAGGGGTTTCTGAACTGCCATGATATTTCTCCTTTAGACCAAGAGGATTGGTTCCTCAATGTTGACGTTAAGTGTATCAGATTTGACTGCCATGCCAACCCTAGTTACATACCCAGTGCTGGGGGCGGTCAGCGTAATGGCCCCAGAACCAACAAAATAAGGCGAACCCGCCGTAAGTCCGGCAAGCGTTAAACTACCGCTAGTTACTACCTTCGCAGTGAACGTAGCAAGAACTGTATCGCGGATAAGGCCGACGATCTGCGGATCGGTGTAGGACGCTGCGTAGACCTTGTTGGCAGATACCTTCACAGGTGTGCCCGGCGTCAGGTCTTCACCTGCCTCAAGTTCCAGCAACGCACCGCCGCCCCCACCGCCGCCAGAGAACTCGATCCACGTAACCAAGTCGTTATCCAGCACCCACAGCGTACCCGTATCGCGGGTGTATACGGCCATGCCAGCAACGCGGCGTTCAGTGGTGATCGCATCGCGTGCGGTGTTATCCGCGACTTCGTGCCATCCACCTTTGCCATATACGCTTGAATGCGTGGCGTAGGTGTCGGACGGAGCCGTGGTTGCGATGTAGTCGGTGACTGGAATCGGCATCAGCTAACAGCGATGTTAATCGCACCTCCGAGGATGTTGGTCGTGCGGTGGACGTAATAGTTGGTCGTCTGGCCGAACGTGTTGGTAATCGCAAGAGTGTACGCAGCTTGCATGGCTACGTCTAGGTTGGTAGCCGTGTCCTTGAACGTGGACTTCAACCCCCATGCAGTCGGGTAGGCAATCCACTTGTAGCCGCCGCCCAAGAACGCGAACGTGCCGGTAAAGTTGGTCGCCAGCCCGGTGACGCGCAGGGCTTCTACGTCGGCTTCGACAAGGGCGGCTGTGGTGCTTTCTCCGTAGAACCGTCGCCACTGCCAACTGACGCTGAAGTCTCTGGTGAAGGTGGCTGCGTTGGTGTTGGTTCCGGTAATGCGCCATGTGTGGCTGGTTGCTGACGTTTTCGTAATTGCTCCAATACCCAAGGCTTCTGACCCATCATTAGCACCTCCTGTGAGCAGGTTAGTACTGGCAGTGATGTCATCGATCTTGATCGTATTGGCTTGGACGTTGCTGCTGTTGCTGGTTGCCCAAGTGAAAGTCTTTGTGCCAGCCGCGATGGTATCTCCTACCTCAAGCGGGCTAGTCTGGCTAAAGCTGAACGAAGAAAAAGCTGGGGCTTGGTACGGGTAGAACAGTGTGTCCAGCGCGTCCTGCACTGTCCCTGAGAACGTATGCCCCGCCGATACGCCCCCAATCGTTGTAGGCACAGGCGTGAGCCTGTTGTAATCTGCGTCACCATACCCAGCGGGGCCAGCCTGCCCCATCGTAACAACGTGGATATGGGTTTCTTCGGAGCTGACATGCGACTCCGTATCTACGACAACTACATCGGTAGATTCATGGGTAAAGGAAACGACGGACTCGTCCGGTAGAACGACTACGTTCTTGTCCGGAACTACGACGCTTACGGTATCTTTCTGTTCACCCATATCTCGTTCGACTCTGAAAAGGTTACAACGTCAGCCGTGTCGGCACGGACAAACAGTTGCCGGAAGAACCGCGATACGACCTCGACAATATCGAACAGCCACGATTCGATACTGAAGCTGTTGGTGTCAAAGCTGTTGTCATCAAACGCCACGCCACTTGTCCAGACTGGTGCCGGTGCCTGTTACAGTCGCGCCGTTCATCTTCTTGGTGTCTGCATGGATCGGCGTTGCCTGCGCTGCCGCAATCACGGCTGCTGCAATGTCTGCGATCTGTGCCGGTGTAAGTTCCTGTTGTACGATCATATCGACCCCCAGATACTGCCTAGTGTTGAAGAACGTAACCCCTATTGTAAACGGAACCGCGTCACTTTCGGTAAGCGCGGGTGCAAGTATGATACTAGTGGCATCGAACGCCGTCAGCGTGATGGAAGTCGGGTCTGCGAGCGAACCTAGCGTGTTGGCTGCATTGAACGCAGTGAAGTTGAGCGTCGCAGAGTCAGCGTTACTGATGTAGGCAACAATGCCGGTAGCATCGGAGAACGTCAGGCTGTACGAAGTCGGTGCGAAGCTGCCCACGATTGTAGCGGTGGCTGCGATGCCAGTGATCGACAGGGACGTGCTGTTTGCTACCGAGATAACCACCAGACCGCTAGTAGCATCGAACGCAGTGATCGACAGGCTGGATGCACCGGCTACGCTGGTGATGGCGTCCGCAGCGGCAAACGCTACAATCCCTTCGGATGTCGGAGTGGCGTTGCTGGTGATCGTGTCGGTTGCAGCAGACGCAGTGATCGACAGGCTGGTGGTAGCCCCTGCGCTGGTAATCGTGCCCGTAGCGGCGAACGCTACAAGCCCCTCAGTCGTAGGCCCGGCAGCGCTGACAATCGCGTCTGTGGCGTTAGCTGCTGTTACCGACAGGCTTGTAGTAGATAGACTGCTTACAATCGCTGCGGTGGCCGCCTGCGCGGTGATCGACAGGCTTGTGGGGTTCGCATCAGATTCAGTATTGACCGCGCCACCAGTGATCGTGTCAGTCGCGTCAAACGCTGTGATCGCTAGGCTGGTGGGTGCGGATACAGACGTGATGGCGTCCGTCGCCGTCGATGCAGTAATCGCTAGGCTGGTGGTGCCCGCTGCCGATACCAGAGCATCTGTTGCAGTAGACGCGGTGATCGCTAGGCTGGTTGCAGCAGATACGGACGTGATGGCGTCCGTAGCCGTAGACGCCGTAATCGATACGCTAGTCGGGTTTGCCGACGATATAGCCACCAACCCACTGGTGGCGTCAAACGCCGTGATTGTGAGGCTGGTGGTATTGAGCGCCGATACAACGCTGGCCGTCGCCGTCGAGGCTGTCAGCGTGACGCTGGCAGGGTCTGCGCTGGATGTGATGTTCCCAGACGCAGCCGAAGTTTCGACTACTTCGGTGTCAAACCAAGCCTCTGGTTGGATTTCTGCATCGAACCACGCATCTGGCCGGAGTTCTCCATCCCACCAACCTAACTTAGCCATGCGTTACCCCGGAGGCGAAAAAGTTACACCGTCATACGTCCAGCCGATATTTTCCTCGCCAGTCTGCTCGATGATTTCGTGTTCTGGGTAAATCTCGACTAAATCCTCGATGCCATCTACCGCAACGCAATGCTCGACAATGCCGCCTTTAACCAGAACGAAAATCATCTTATTTCTCCATAACGACAACTTCGCCGTTAAAGAACGTGGCCGTTGTCGCGCTTGCAAGAACACAATGCAGCATACAGGTGCCGTTATACAGCCGGATGCCGGGAGCGCCGATAATCTTCTGTGCCGATACGTTAGCGATGGTGGTGCCAATCTTGGCGACATCTCGGCAGATCATCAGGCTGACTGCGCCGCCACCTAGCGAGGTTCCGAGCGTGATCGACTGAACGGATCGCACGCCTTTGTCACCGGCCTGCAAGCTAAACCAGACAATCGTGCCGATAACCGGGGTTGCCGGAATCTGTGATCCTGCGATAGCCTTCAGCGTTGCCGTGCGGCCAGAAGTCCCATCGCTGTTTGTGTAGCTGACCGTGGTGTTGGCGATGGCCGAAGCGTTGGTATTGGCCGTAGTGGTCAGCAGCGCGATCAGACACCCTTCGCCGTTGGTTGTGCCGTTAATATCACGCGCAGGTAGGGTCGGCGTGGTGATCGCTTGCGCGGTAGTTGTAGTTACGGCAATCCCGCTGTTCACCCACAAGCAGTCGAAGAACAGGTGTGAGTGGTTGGTCGATGAAGCCATCTGAATTTCGGTCAAGTAGTTCGCGCCGGTTGCCGGGTTTTTGATCGGCACGCAACCGTTGTCCGATGCTGTAGTTCCGTCAGTGGCACGCCCATTGATGCCCGGAGTACCGGGTGCCCATGCGCCGGGGAAGCCTGCATCCTTACTAGTGCAGTACCAGCACCCGGCAACGTCTGCCGCTGTGCCGCTCTTCATGAACGGGAAGGCGTTTCCTGTATAGGCACCAAGGCCCATTGCAGGATATTCTGCCCCCTGCTGATCGCGGTGTACCCACGACCCGTCCTCCCGATACCCCATGTTTTCGCCGGGAAGCAGCGTGAACTCGATAACCTCCACCGAGTTTGTGCCATCGTAATGCTGCACCGCGACTGTACAGGACGTTCCGGCGCTGGCATTGGTAATGTACAAGCCCTTCAGGTTGCGCGTAGTGCTTGCTGCCGGAGAAGCTACAACGGTCGTAGTGGTGGCGGTAGTGATCTTGGTATTCGTGCGCCCCGGCGTTACCGTGGTGCCGTTCAAGTCAACATAAGACGCGTGAACGTCGATGGAGTTGGCGGCGGCGCTGGTAACAACCCGGACTAGATCGGAAGTGCTATTAAGCAGCAGCATGAGGTGCCCCTATTACGCAATCGTCAAAATGGTGCCCGGATCGGTGTTGTTGAACTTGACTTGGAACGAGTCGCCAGAGTTCAGCGTAACCGCAGTGCCGTGATCCCACCAAGCAATCAGTGCATCGACGGGGGATGTGGCAGTGTCGTTGTACAGGACGTAGTAGCGGAAGGTGCCCATTGCGCCGCCAGAAGCGGTGAAGGTCACGGACGTGCCACTGATCGTCGTAGTGCCGGTAGATTCACTGATCGTGATGGTGGTTGCAGTACCGCCAGTCGGGTAGCCGTTCGTACCGCTGATCTGCGTAATGTCAGTCAGGATGGTATTGGTTGCTACCGGTGCAGTGTTGGTGAGAGCGACTTTGAACGTATGCGCGTCCCAGTCGTGGACTCCGCGAGAAAGCTGCTCGGAGAAGTCTTGGAATTTCGTTACAGTTGCCATGTCGGCCTCCTTTAGTTCGTAACTTCAAGCTCAACGGTAACTTTGCCTTGGAGCAAATCAGTTACGACTCCAGTGCCTGATACCATTTCAAGATCATACACCCCTTTGGTCCACGTAAACGCAGCGGTATCATCGGCGGCGATCTGCACGGTGATGGTCTTGCCTACGTTGTCCAACGTGATCGTAATCACATCTGCGGGGGTGTCTGCTACTTCGGTCGAGGCCAGCACTGTTCCGCCAACCTTGTCCTTGATCTTCATGCGTCCGGTATATCCGGACAGATCGACGGGGGTAAGCAGTTGCAAGTACCCGCCGCTAGTGTAGTTACCGTAATCGGTGCTGTTCACTTCGTTCAGCTCTACGGAATTAGCGTCAATAACCGTGGCGCGAACGTAGTCAGAATCAATCGGAGGGGCTTTCTTGGCGTTGATCTGCGTCATGCCCTTCACGGACACTACTGCAACGCGCCAGCCATCAGGGATCGAATGTCCGGTAGCTGT